GCAAGGTTAAGGTTTGAAGCTAAGAAAACAGAGAACTCACTTAGCAAATCTACTAAAGAAGATTTAGATGAAGAAGCACAATTACAGGCTACATTAATTGATTTAGAAACTGCAAGACTAAGAAAACAAAAGGCACTTACTGCTGAAATTACTACAGCACTAAGAGAAGAAGAAGCAGAAAGAAATAGAATTATAGCTGAAAGAAAAGCTAAAGAAGCTCAAGATAAAAAAGACAAAGAAGCACAAAAGAAAATTGACGATGAAAATAAAGCAAAACAAGCTAAGTTAGATAAAGAAGCAGCAGATAAATTAGAAGCAGAAACTAAAGAAAGAAATCAAAGAGTTGCTGCTTCAGAAATAGAAATAGAACAAAGGAGATTAAATGCTAAAAAAGCATCAACAGATGGGATAATAAGTTTATTTGGTGCTGAATCTACAGCAGGCAGGGCAGCAGCAGCACTTAGAGGTGTACTAGCGGCTCAAGAAATGATCGCTGAAGCAAAAAAAAGTATAACCTTTTCTAGTTTAGCAGCAGCTAACTCAGCTACAGCAGTTGCAGAAGGTACTGCACAAACAGCTAAAGTTGGTTTTCCTCAGAATATACCTATGCTTATTGCTTATGCTATACAAGCAGCAGGTATTATATCTTCAATTACAGGAGCAGTAAGTAAATCAAAATCTATAGCCTCACAATTAGGAGGTGGTGGAGGCGGTGGTTCAAGTGTTAGTTTTCAAGCTGCACCAACTCCGTCAGTTCCTCCAGCTTTTAATGTAGTAGGAGCAAGTGCAACTAATCAATTAGCAGGAGCTATAGGCTCACAATCACAGAAACCTGTACAAGCTTTTGTAGTTTCTAATGATGTGACTACAGCACAGAGTTTAGAAAGAAATATTATACAAGGAGCTAGTATAGGGTAACACTTTACAATTTAATCGTACATATAATATGGATATTATAGAATTATTTTTAGACGAAGAAAACGAGCATTCAGGAATAGAAGCTATTTCTGTTGTTGAATCTCCTGCAATAGAATCAGATTTTATTGCACTTAAAAACCAAGAAATTAAAATGGCAGAAGTAGATAAGGAAAAAAGAATCCTTATGGGAGCTGCCTTAATACCAAATAAGCCTATTTATAGAAAGAATGAAATGGGAGAGGGTTATTATGTCTTTTTCTCATCTAATACTGTAAAAAAAGCTTCTGAAATGTTTTTTATTAGAGGCAACCAGTCTAAAGCTACTTTAGAACACCAAATGTCTGTTCAAAACTTGACTGTTGTAGAATCATGGCTAGTAGACAATCCTAAAATGGATAAATCAGTCAATTATGGCTTAGATGTTCCTAAAGGCACTTGGATGGTTTCTATGAAAGTTAATAATGATGAAATCTGGAACGATTATGTTAAAACAGGTAAAGTTAAAGGGTTTTCTATTGAAGGCTTCTTTTCAGATCAAGCTAACAGACCAAAAGAGCAGATAGAAGAAGAGTTAGAAGCTAACAGCCTAATTAATAAAATAAAAGACATAATAAATGAAAATAAAACCATTTAAAAACCTAGCACATTCCTCTCCAAGAAATAGCAAACGTGGTTGTTTATGTAAAGACAATACTTACAGTTCTAAATGCTGTAATGGTGGTTTACATGAGCAAGGCATTGGAAAAACTAGAGCTAGTTAAAAATAAGTGGGAACACTTTTAGATTTTGTCGTACATATAATAAGGAAATTAAATTAATAAAATGAAAGCATCAGAAATAGTTGAATCAATCAAAGAAGTTCTAGGGATGGAACTTTCAGAAGTTAAAGTAGAACTTGAAGAAAGAAAATTAGAAAACGGAACTAGAATAGAAGCTGAGTCTTTTGAAAAAGGAAAATCAGTATTCATTTTGACAGATGACGAAAAAGTAGCAATGCCAGTTGGAGAATATTTATTCGAGGACGGTACTTTACTTCTTGTAGAAGAAGAAGGAGTAATTGCAGATGTTAGAGAAGATGTAGACGATGAAGTTCCACAAAAAGAAGAAGCAGGAGAAGAAAAAGAAGAAATGAAAGAAGAAGAAGAATATGATGAAGAAGCAGATGTAGCTGACTGGAAAGGAATGGAAAAAAGAATTAAAAACTTAGAAGATGCTATTGCTGATTTAAAATCTGACAAAGAAAACAAAAACTCTAAAGAAGTTGAAGCTTCTGAAGAAGTTAAAGAAGAAGAAGTAGTAGAGGAAAAAGTAGAAGCATCTAAAGTTGAATTAAACAAAGTAGAAGCTGCTGAACCAATATCTCACAATCCTGAAAAGGTAGAGAAAAAAGAAAGAGTACACTTAGCTAAAAATAGAGCTAAAAGCACTTTAGATAGAGTATTAGAAAAATTAAACAATCACAAATAACAATTAAATTTTAAAACATGAGCAATCACAAAGTAGACCTAGCAACTACGGTCAACATTACAACGACTTATGCAGGTCAATGGGCATCTAAATATGTGTCTATTGCTTTGCTAAGTGGAAAAACTTTAGACAATGGCGGTGTAACAATTATGCCAAACATTGACTACAAATATGTCATCCAAAAAGGAGCATTCGACTCTAACTTCATTAAAAACGCAAGCTGTGACTTTACAGATACAGGTGCAGTAACTTTAACTGAAAGAGTCCTTACATTAGAGGAGTTCCAAATCAACTCTGAGTTTTGTAAAAAAGACTTTTCACAAACTTGGCAAGCTGCTGAGATGGGATATTCGGTACTGAACTCTGATTTACCATCTTCATTTCAAGAGTTTATTGTTACAAATTTTGCTGCTAAAATAGCTGACAAATATGAGCAAACAATCTGGAATGGTTCTAATGCTAACGAAGGAGAATTTGACGGATTTACAGTTCTATTTGCTGCTGACGGAGACGTAAATGATGTTACTGCTGTAGTAGGAGGTATCAATGCTGGAAATGTAATTGCTGAATTACAAAAAATCGTTGCTGCAATTCCTGCAACTGTTTACGAAAAAGAAGATATGCACGTTTACATAGGAACTGACATCTTAAGATTCTACATTCAAGCTTTAGGCTTAGTAGGAGCTGGTTCAGGTATTGATAATAAAGGAACACTTTGGTACAATGGAGTTCCATTAACTATAGACGGAGTAAAATTATTTCACTCACCAGGTATGCCTGCTAATAAAGCAGTAGCTGCTCAATCTTCTAATTTATACTTTGGTACTGGATTACTTTCAGACATGAACGAAATTAGAATTATTGACATGCAAGACATCGATGGATCACAAAATGTAAGATTCATTATGCGTTGGAAAGCTGGAATTGAGTACGGAATAGGAAGCGAAGTAGTATTATACGCTTAATAGTAAGAAAATAAAGTTTAACCTTTTAAAATAAATAAATATGGCATGTAATTTAAGCGCAGGTAGAGCAGTCCCTTGTAAAGATGTAGTAGGGGGAATACAAAAGGTTTTCTTTGTTGACTTTGGAGGACTGGGTAATATCACATATACAGCAGATGAAATAACTGATGCAGATGGAACATTCTCAGCTTACGAGTACGATCTTAAAGGAGGTAGTAGTTTAGAACAAACTATTACAAGTTCAAGAGAATCTGGAACAACTTTCTTTGAGCAAGTACTTACTTTAAATCTTACCAAATTAAGTAAAGAAGATAATGTACAAATAAAGCTATTAGCTTATGGTAGACCTCAAGTAGCAGTCGTTGACAACAACGGAAATGCTTTCTTAATGGGTGTTGATCATGGAGCTGAAGTGACTGGAGGAACAGTTGCAACAGGAACAGCAATGGGTGATCTTAGTGGTTACACACTAACTCTAACTGCTCAAGAAAAACTTCCTGCTAACTTTATTTCAGGTGCAACCCTAGCTAATCCTTTTATTGGATTATCAAGCGCAACTGAGACAATAGTGACAGGTACTAATAGCTAAAAAACGATAGGTTTCTTTTCATTAAGTTTTGTTTAGGTTAGGAGGGGGTGCTTTAACGAGTAACCCCCTTTTATTTTTAAAAAGGTGTTATGATAATATTGCAAGAGACAAATAATAATCAAATAGTAAAAGTAATTCCTAGAGAATATACAGCTACTACAACATATACTGTAAGCATTACAAGCGATAGTGAAAACAAAAGCGTTTATACTAATAATTTTACAAATGAATTTACTTCTGATAGGTATTGGTATCAATTTACAGATGCTTTTCCAAATTTAGAACAAGATAATTTTTATACCCTGAGAATATCAGATGCGGCTTCAAACAATGTGTTTAGAGGACGTATTTTCTGTACTAACCAAACAATAAGTAGTTATAGTGTTAACTCAGGTCAATACACTACAACTACATCAACTAATGAATTTATATTCTATGAAGCATAAAAGTAACATTCATATTTTAGAGCTAAATGCCTATACAGCTCCTAGAGTTTATGAAGAAAGAAATAAAGATTTTGTCTCTATTGGAGAAGACAATAATTATTACCAATATATTATTGACAGGTATATAGGATCAACTACAAACCATGCTATTTTAAATGGCGTGACCAACTTTGTATACGGTCATGGTATTGATGCTACAGATTCTAGTAAAAAACCAGAGCAGTATGCTCAAATGAGGTCATTATTAAAGAATAAAGACTTATTTAGAGTAGTCCAAGACTTTGTTATACTAGGAGAAGGAGCATTTCAAGTAACTTACAATAGTGAAAGAAAGATAGATAAGCTTACCTACTTCCCAAGACAGACTTTAAGAGCTGAAAAATGTAATGATAAGGGCGAAATAGAGGCTTATTACTATCACCCTGACTGGAAAGAATACAAAAGAAATGATGTTTTAAAGAGAATACCAGTATTTGGTACATCAAATGAGCAAAATGAAATCTTTATTGTCAAGAAATATGTGGTAGGATTCCACTATTATAGCTTACCAAGTTACTGTGCGTCCTTACCTTACGCGCTGCTAGAAGAAGAAATCTCTGCTTATTTAATAAATGAAACGCAAAATGGATTTTCAGGTACTAAAGTAGTAAACTTTAACAACGGAGTTCCTGACAAAGAGAAGCAAATACAGATTAAAAATGACATTTTAGGCAAATTAACAGGCTCTATTGGAGACAAAGTTATTGTAGCGTTTAATTCTAATCAAGAATCTGCAACTACAGTAGACGATATTTCTTTAAACAATGCTCCTGAACACTATGCATATCTGTCTGAAGAATGTGTAAAAAAATTAATGGTAGGTCATAGAATAACTTCGCCACTTCTTTTAGGGATAAGAGAATCTGGAGGAGGACTAGGTAATAATGCGGATGAAATACAAACGGCTACAGATTTATTTGACAATATAGTTATAAGACCAGCTCAGGACATTGTTATAGATGCCTTAGACGATCTTTTAGCTACAAATGACATTGCACTTAATCTTTACTTTAAAACTCTTAAACCATTAGATTTTATGGATGAAGATACTGATTTGACAGACGATCAAATTGAGGAAGAAACAGGTGTTAAGCAAGAAGATATTGACGAACAAAAAGTAGAAGTTGATTTGCATAAGATTGACGGTATTTTAGTTTTTGAAACTAAAGAAGAAGCAGAGGAACAAGCTGAAAAATTAGGATGTAAAGGGTATCACGAACATGAAGAAGACGGAAAGATTTGGTATATGCCATGCGAGTCACATGACGATTATCCTACTGCAATTAATTTATCTGAAAATGAATTAAGCGAAGATGAAACTAAAAATGTTTTAGGAATACTTACAGATAGAGGTCAAAAAATGAGTGATGACTATGTGTTTGTTGATGAAATTGATAATGATAATGATATTGACAATGAAGACTGGGCTAATTATTTAATTAAAGAAAAACAAACTACTCTTTCTAAAATTAAAGGATTATTAGGTTTTAAAGATGAAATAGATTCAAGAAAAAAAGGAAATGTATTTAGTGTGCTAGATTCTCCTAATGGTGTATATAAAATAAGATACACTTACGCTGTTGGTTCTACAAAAAAAATGAAAAAAAATAAAGAGACTGGTAAACTAAATGAGTCAAGAGATTTTTGTAGAAATATGATGAACATGGCGAGATCTGGTATTGTATGGACTATTGAAGATATTGACGATGCTTCAAGAGAAGGTGTAAATAAAGAGTTAGGTCATAAAGGGAGAAAATACGATTTGTTCAAATTTAAAGGTGGAGTTTATTGTAGACATAAATGGGTAAGAAAGTTATATAGATTAAGAGCTAATACAGAAGAATCAAACAATTTAGAAGATTATAAAGCGACTAGAACAATTCCCAAAAGATATGACAGAAATCCACCTGGTTCAAAACAAGCTGTTAAAGCTCCAGAAAATATGAAAAATAACGGTCATTATCCAGGCTGGAAACCTAAAAAAAAATAAAATTAAACTATGGCACAGGTATTATTTATAAATAGAGACGATCTTGTAAGATTCACATCAGCTAACGGTAATATTGATACTGATAAATTTATTCAATATATTTTTATAGCTCAGGAAATACAAATACAAAGATTTTTAGGTACAGAATTATATAATCAGTTAGAGACTAAAATTGCTAACAATAATTTAGCAGGTCATTATTTGACTTTAGTTACAGATTACATAAAGCCTAGTTTATGTCATTGGGCTATGGTAGAATACCTTCCTTTTGCTGCATATTCAATTTCTAATAATGGAATATATAAACACACTTCAGAAAATGCAGTCAATGCAGATAAAAATGAAGTAGACTTTTTAATAGAAAAAGAAAGAACAACAGCTCAATATTTTTCAAATAGACTTATTGATTATTTACAGGATCAGGCGGCAGCTAATTTTCCTGAATATTATTCAAATAGCTACCCTGACATATACCCAGACGACACAGCAAATTTTGGTGGATGGCAGTTAAGTTAGACAAAACTAATGAGCAAGAAAAGAATGAAGTATTGCTTAAAAAATATTTAAAAAAGAAAGTAGAATCATTAAAAAATAAAACAAATTGGCAACATTTACAGGACAACTAATTTCAGCTACATACGATGCAATATTAAAAACAGTCGATAATGATGCTATAGGTTCTACAGCAAAGCAAATTACAGACGGTTTAGGTAATTCTACTCCTTTATATATATCAACTACTCAAATAGGTATTGGTATAACTCCAACAGAGGCTTTCCACGTTTCAGGAAATGCTTTAATTACTGGGAACATAACTGTTAATACAGATGCTACTATTACAGGAAATTTATCATGGGGTTCTTTAACAGATTTAGGTGAAAGCATAACTATTACAAAGTTTGTAGATGCAGCAGATGGTATAGCAAACAACAACAACGATACTACTATCCCTACTTCAGCAGCAGTAAAAAGCTTTGTAGATTCAAGTATTACAGCTCAAGATTTAGATTTTTTAACAGACTCAGGAACAGGTCAAGTAGATTTAGATTCACAAAGTCTTATTGTTTTAGGAACAACTAACCAGATTGAAACTATTGGATCAAATCAAACTATTACTCTTAGTTTACCTACAACTATACATAGAAATTTACAAGGTAATGTAACTGGAAATGTTACAGGTAATGTTACAGGAAACGTTACAGGCAATTTAACTGGTGATTTGACTGGTAATGTTACAGCCACTTCTATTTTAGTGGACGGAGTAACTGCAACTACACAATTATCTAGTGATGACTCTACTAAAGTAGCTACAACAGCCTATGTAAAAAGTTTAAACAATGCAAGTGATTTAGATTTTACAACTGACTCAGGTAGTGGTACTGTAATTTTAAATACACAAACATTTAGTGTTGTAGGTACTGCTAATGAAATAGAAACTACTGGATCAAATCAACAATTACAAATTGGTTTGCCAAGTACTATAACTGTCAATGTTACTGGAAATCTAACAGGTAATGTAACTGGGGATTTAACAGGTAATGTAACTGGGGATTTAACAGGTAATGTAACTGGGGATTTAACAGGTAATGTAACTGCAACTTCTGTTTTAGCAGATGGTGTGACAGCTACTACACAATCAGATGGAGACAACAGCACTAAAGTGGCTACTACTGCTTATGTAGATACTGCTATTACAGGTCACGATACATTAGCTGAGGTACTTTCAGGTGGTAATACTTCAGGAGGAACATCAATGATTATTAGTAATGGAGATGACCTTACAGTTAATACAAGTACTCTTAAGG